CCAGACATGGGTTGATGACACGATCCGCGAGTTCGGGGAAGAGGCCCCATTCGTGCAAGCCCGCGTGCACGCACGGTTCCCGCGCACCACATCTAACGTCGTGATCCCGATCGACTGGGTTGAAGCCGCACAGAACACGCCTGACGTTTTTGAGGGCGCGGTGAAACTAGGTGTCGATGTCGCGGCAGATGGCGGCGACGAATTCGTGATCGCTAGGTGTGACGGGATGCACGCGAGGATCATCCACACGTCCACACACAACGACAACGCCGTGGAAGTCGCCGGGATTGTTCTAGACGCCATCCTGAAAGCACAAGACACACACACTGAACGCGGTATCACAGAACGGGTCAGGGTGAAGATCGACTCCATCGGTGTCGGCTGGGGCGTGTCAAGCCTCCTAACGGAGTGGGGAAAGGAAGGCAGGCATGGCGCGGATATCGTCCCGGTGAACGTCGCGGAACGCGCTCACGAGTCTTCAAAGTTCGCTAACCAACGAGCAGAAATGTGGTGGACAATGCGAACACTTCTACAACCGGATAGCGACAACAGGCAGGATGTGTCACTAGATATTGGCCGGAAGGAACTGATCCAACTCACTGCCCCCATGTATAAATCGAATTCGTCAGGCCGCATGTTAATCGAATCGAAAGCCGACATGAAACGCCGTGGCGTAACGTCACCGGACAGGGCGGAGGCACTATTGTTGGCCGTGTTCGAACCGCCACGTAAGGGCTATGACATTGCGGTTCCGTTGTCGCTCACTCAGTCTCATGGCTGGATTTAGAGGGGAAAGAGAATGTCGAAGCGCGTGCTGTTGACCGGTGCTAGTGGGTTCGTGGGATCACACGTCCTACGCCACATCCTTGCGAACACGGACTGGGAAATCGTGTGCCTAGTTTCCTTTCGACACCGTGGCCTCACCGATCGTATCCGTCTCGCGGTCGCCGGATATGACGACAACTACGAACGCGTCACAGTCCTAACGCATGATCTGACGGCCCCGATCAGCATCGTGTTAGCGGATAACATTGGGCCGATCGACTACGTGATCAACGTCGCTAGTGAGTCGCACGTGGATCGCAGTATCGAAGCGCCCGCACCGTTCATCCAGAATAACGTTGCCCTAATGACTACGATGCTTGATTACGCGCGCGTCACCAACGTGGACGCGTTTCTGCACGTGTCTACCGACGAGGTGTACGGCCCCGCCAACGAGGGCCACGCCCACGCGGAGTGGGTTGATCTGCACCTACCGTCTAACCCGTATAGCGCCAGCAAGTCGGCTCAAGAAGCGATCGCCTACTCATACTGGCGCACCTACGACGTGCCCGTGATCATCACTAACACGATGAACATCGTAGGAGAAATGCAGGACCCGGAGAAATTTGTGCCGATGGTGATCAAGCGTGTCCTGTTGGGTCAGGAAGTGCCGATCCACGCTAGCCCTGACGGGGCGATTATCGGGTCACGCTTCTATCTGCACGCTAGGAATCAGGCGGATGGTTTGCTGTTCGCGTTGGCTCAACCGGTCCCGTCGTGGCAGGAGTCCGATGTCCCGGCTAAGTGGAACATTGTGGGGGAGCGGGAGGTGACGAATTTGGAGATGGCGGAAATGATCGCGGAGTTCGTGGGCCGACCGCTGAAGTACGATTTGGTGGATTTCCATTCGTCACGTCCGGGGCATGATTTGAGGTATGCGTTGGATGGTGGGCGTATGCGGGCGGCGGGTTGGGTTGCTCCGTTTTCGTTGGAGGATTCTTTGCGGCGGACGGTTGAGTGGACGTTGGCGCGTCCGGAGTGGCTGAATCTGTGAGGGGGAAAAAGTTTTTTCACTATTTTCTTGTAACTGCTTGACAGGCTGAGCCTGCTAGGGCACCGCATTGAATCATCGTCAGGTAATGATGATGGACGATCGCCCCGTGGCGGTGACGGCATGAGCAAACGAGTCACACTAACGGTCGGCGTTGACCGGGGCGGCTGGCCGTTCTACCTAACGCAGGCGTTCCTAGATGCCAACGTTGCTTTGGCGTGGCTGAACGGATTCCTGGGAGAGGACGGCCTGGGGGAAGGGGGCACAACGATCACACGGTTCACGGCGATACTTCACGATGAGTAAGAACGGCGTCCCGATGCGGTAAACTCTTTATAGCAACGTGTCCACAGTGACCCCGCTCCCGTCGTGGACATGTTCCCTCGTGGGTGTTGGGGTTGCCGCGCGCCCGAAGGGATCGGCAAATGCCTCAGTACCTAGTCAACGTCGGAATCGACTACTCAGACCGACGCGCTGAACCCGGCGACCTCGTAGACGACCTACCCGCCCGGTCCATTAAATGGATGCTGGAGCAAGGGATCGTGGAAGAGGCCGCGAAACCCACACCCGTTAAGACTCAAAGTGAGCCGTCGAAGTCTCCCACGCTCAAGAGCAAGGGAGACGACAACTGATGCCAACTTTCCGGCACGGTAAACGAACCGCAGTCCTTCTGAACGGCACCAACATGAGTCCGTTTCTTAATGAGGCGACACAGACGCAAGAGGTCGAAACAGCGGAGACCACGACTTTCGCTGACGACGACAAGACGTACATCACCGGGCTGGCGGACGGCACGATCTCCACGAGTGGCCTGTTCGACGCCACAGCGGGTGCGTCACACGCCGTTCTGTCCGGGTTGATTGGGCAGGAGGACAACACTTTCACGGTGCTCCCAGATGGCGCTACGACCGGCGCACGCGCCGTTATCGCTAACGGTCAACTAACTTCGTATGAAGTTTCTTCCCCCGTCGGTGACGTCATCTCAATTTCCGCCGAGGTACAAGCGGATGGCGGCCTATTCTCCGGTGTCGCGTTAACTGGGATCGAATCCGCCAGCGCCACAGGAACATCCACCGCAGTAGATAACGCCACCCTGACCTCCGGTGGGGCACTGGCGAACCTGCACGTCGTCGGCAACACCCGCGATGGCGCTACCACGATCAAGGTGCAGCACTCCGCTGATAACACGGCGTGGGTTGACCTGATCACCTTCACTGCTGTCTCCGCATCGGCAACAAGTGGGGAATCCGTGACATCCACGGGAACAGTTAACCGCTACCTCCGTGGATCGGCCACGTTAGCGGGCACGACCGGCACCGTCACCTATCAACTATCAGCCGCAAGGAGATAACAATGCCCACATTTAAGCATGGTAAAAATGCCCACTTTTCGTTGGACGGCACTGCCGGAACTCTCGTTGTCATTAGTGACACCTTGAACGAAATCAGTCTGCCCCGCGAGATCGAGACCGCAGAGACCACCGCGTTCGGACTCAACGACAAGACGTACATCACTGGTCTGGGCGACGCCACGATCAGCCTGTCGGGAATGTTCGACGCCACGGTGGACACGGCAATCGCCGGGAACATTACGAACCTGAAGTCTGGTTCGGTCGCTTCCCTGTCGTTCGAGTATGGCCCGTCCGGTTCTGCCGCGTCTTCACCGAAGTTCACCGGCGAAGCACTCATCACGTCCTACGAAATCTCTTCACCCGTTGGCGATGTCATTACCTACTCCCTGGAACTTCAGGTCACGGGTGGCGTCACCGGCACGACGTTCTAACCAATTCATCCCCGGCACCATCCACGTCCCCGTGTGGGCCAACTAAAGGAGTAACACAATGAATCTTCGTGACAAGATTTTTGCGGCACAAGACATCCCAACCGAAACGGTGACTATCCCTGAATGGGATGTGGACCTTTTAGTGAAGGGGATGAGTGCCGGGGATCGAATCAGTTTGATGGAGACCGCGTACAACGTTGACACGGGTCAGGTGAACATGAGTGTCGTTTACCCGGATGTTGTGGTGGCGTGCGCGTTCGACCCCGAAACAGGTGAACCCATTTTCACCGACGCCGATAAGGACGCGATCCTAGGCAAGTCTTCAGCGGCAGTAGAGAAACTAGCGAACGTCGGTCTTCGTCTTTCCGGTATCGGTAAGGAAGAACAGGACGCGGTGGGAAAAGATTCCTCAAGCACGGAGAGCGACGGTTCATCTTCGAGTTAGCGCAACGGTTGGGGAGGACGGTGGATGAACTCCTGTACGGTAGCGGAGGTCACCGTCCTCTCACATCCGCAGAGTTGACGGAATGGATTGCGTTAGAGAATCTGCGGGTCTGGGAGCAGGAACAGGCCGCGAAACGTAGGAAGTAGGTCGCTATGTCAGTCGCTAATGTTGTCGCGAAGTTTACGGCGGATACGGGCGATTTTCAGGCGAAGATGGGCAACGCCCAAAAATCATTTGGGAGCGTTGCGGAAGCCGCCACTATCTCTAGTAGAAGGATCGCGGAGGTAGGCAACCAACTTGCCGATGTTGGTAAGAAAATGACCGTCGGTGTGACGTTGCCAATTGGTGGCGCGGGGATCGCCGCAACTAAAGCCGCCATGGACTTCGAGACATCCATGAGCAAGATCATTGGCTTAGTGGGTATCGCTAGCGATGAAGTCGCAAAAATGGGTCAAGAAGTCCTAGGAATGGCGGGGGACGTTGGCAAAGCCCCCAATGAGTTAGCGGATGGCCTGTTCGTTGTGACCTCTGCCGGTCTTCGTGGCGCTGAAGCCATGTCCACGCTGAAGGCTGCGGCGATGGCCGGGGCCGCAGGGCTAGGGGAAACGAACGATATTACTCGCGCCGTATCAGGTGCGCTGTCTGCCTACGGTTCGGACGTGTTGAGCGCGGCGGAAGCCACAGACGCTATCGTCGCTACGGCCCGTGCCGGTAACTTCGAAACCTCACAGTTCGCGGCGGCTATCGGGCGCGTGCTCCCGTTCGCTGAACAAGCCGGGTCATCGTTCGAAGATATGGGTGGCGCGGTCGCACTCTTGACCCGTGTTAATGGTGACGCGGCGCAATCGATCACTCAGATGCAGGCTCTGTTCCGTGCGTTCGTTGTGCCAACGGAGGAAGCGAAAACCGCGCTAGACGAAGTGGGGATGAGCGCGGGTGATCTGCGGGCATCTATCGCAGAGAAGGGCCTTCCGGCGACTTTGCAAATGCTAGACAAGGCGTTGGGAGGGAACCGGGAGCAGTTAGGCCGGTTGCTTGGATCGTCTGAGGCGGCGTCCGCCGCGTTCCAAATCTTAGACGCAGACGCCGGAACGATCGCTGAAACTTTTGGTGTTGTAAATAAGGCGGCAGGCATCACAAAAGAAGCGTTCGATGTCACCGCCGATACCGCTCAATTCAAGTTGAACGCTGCGATGGCAGAACTGAAGTCCGCGCTTATCAGCGTCGGCGAGATTTTTCTTCCACTCGCAAAGATGATTATCGACTATGTTGGTAGGTGGATTGAACGGTTCAACTCTCTCCCCGGCCCGATTAAGACGATCCTTTCGGTGATGGCCGCTCTAGCGGCGGCTATCGGGCCGCTACTGTTCGTTGTCGGGAAACTCACTATCGCATTCTCCGGGCTAATGAGTTTAATGTTGAAGGCGAAAGCGATCGCTTTTCTGCGGACTCAGTTCGCCATGTTGCGGGCAAGTATGGCAACCACGCGAGTAAGTATGAAGCAAACTCAGACATCGTTTGGGATGATGGGTACGGCGGCGAGGATGGCGTCCATAGTTGTCGTTTCCTCTTTCCGAACTGTTGCTACAGCGGCGAGGGGACTTATGACGGCCTTAGGGCCGGTTGGGATCGCCATTGTTGGTCTTTCTGTTGCGTTTGAAGTAGTTTCGAGTAACAACGCTGAGGCTCAACGCAAAGCGGAAGAGTACACGGAGACTTTGGATAAACTCACCGGTGCGGCGACTTCGGCTACCGACGAACTAATCTCCATGAATCTTGCGGCAGCCACAATGGGCTGGTGGTTCTTCGCCCGTGACCTTGAAGAGGTCGCCCAGACCGTCGGGATCAGTCTCGCGGATATGATTAAAGCCGTTCAAATGACGGAACAGGAATACCTTCAATGGACCATAGACCTTGGCCCGGTTATGGAAGGCTCCGACCTACAGGCCGTTATAGAGGCGCTAGACGCGGAACGGGAGGGTCTATACCGGTCGCGAGAAGCACATGATGAGAAAACGCGGGCAATGCAAGCGTCAAATGAAGTGGCCGGCCTATACGGGGATGCTCACTCTCGTGCGGCGCTAGCCGCCGGGAGGGTAGGAGTGGCCGCAACAAACTCCACCCCTGGGGTAAAGGGAATGGGTGACGCCGCACAGGAAGCGGCGGACAAGCAACAGCAGTTAAACGACACCTTGAACATTTTTATGGGCAGTGTTAGCGCGATTGGCGCTGTTGACTCGGCGAAAGCCGCTATCGCGGAGATTGGAACGTCAGCGGTTGAGAATGGAACCAAACTCGTGG